TTCTTTTTACAGAATATATTGGTTTCTCTAATAATACACATAATAAATTCTCGTCTGTACATCCTTCAACAATGGTTCTTAAAACAGACTGAAATATTCCTATGGTTTCTTTAACATTCTTTTCTGTATATAAATGCTCATTTGAAACATCTAGATCATCTGTTAATCTCAGTTTAATATCGAAATCAGCGAATATTGGTAAATGACTACCTGGTTTTTCAGCTAAACCAAAAATAGTATTTTTTGGATCAGTATACATCAAATTACAGTATATATTCCAAAATTGTTCCAAATTATCACGACCGAACCTAAACTTTCCCTTCGGTTCTATCATTGACACATGAGAATGAAATAAATCATCCACATAATGCTTTTTTAAAAAATCTTTCATTGTTGAATTCATATTATAATTTAATTAAAGATTAATTTTTAAATTTTCATTTTTTTTGTTTTTTTTTCATTTTTTAAAAATATCTATTTTTTACATTCGTTTTTTTGGAGTAAAAAAAAAACTATAAAAACTATTTAAAACTTTAATAATATTTATATAAAATAAAGAAATGTTTGGAGGAATCAAATTTTATGATGACAAAAGTAAAAGTAATAATGAATTAGAAGAAGCAACTTCTTCTGATAATAGTATTTATGTAGTAAAGAACAATAATACAATTGGTGAAGAATTTGAATTGAAACATGAATATTTTGATAAATGGAAGAATTATTCTAATAATGATGACGAATACAAATCAAGTGAAATTATTATTGAAGAAAATAATAATAAGAAAGAAGAAAGTGATTTTGATATTAGAGACAATGAAAGTGTTTATTCAGAATATGATTTAGAAAATAAAAATGAAAAAATTAATGAAAACGATGACGACGAAGATACTGAAGACAAGTTGTATGTAATAAGCTTAGATGGTTCACCTCACTTTTATGAATCTACTTTGGTATCAGCTCGATCAACAATGTGGAAAATTGCAAATAAATTATTAAAGAGTAAAAATGAATATTCTTTCTACGATGAAAATAATAATTATATTTTCACGAATAGTTTGAATAAAGTTTCCTTGATATCACCTTACAATTTTTTTGGATTAAAATACCATTATACAATATGTGAATTAGAAATTGATTATGTAATAAGATATGATCAATAAAAAAATCAAAAAAAATAATTTGAATTATTTTTATTTTAGTATATAAAATAAAAATGAAATGTTGTGACTATGCAAAATTAGGACATTATTTTAATATAATGATGCCATCGAAAAAAAGTGAATTAAATAATTTTAAACCTTTGAACAATTATAAAGAAGTACAAGAAAAATTTTCTGAATGTAATCCTGATGAAAAAAAGTATTGTTCTAATTATGGAAAAAAATGCGTCATAAATTCAAACAATGAAGCAATTTGTGAAGTTGGTTCAACTAATACATATCAAAAAAATATGAATAAAATGTAAATAAAAAATCAAGATTATATTTATAGATTATATTTATCCACTATAAGACCATTTACTTTTACAATTTAAACATTCATTAAATGTTGTTGATGATTCATCACCCCCTCTAGTTTGTTTTGTAAAAGAATAAACTCTTTTAGAACCGCATTTACATTGTGTTATACCTTCAACAATTTCAAATGGTTGTATAATAAAATTATCTTGTTCAACTTCCTCATCAATATATTCATTTAATGATTGGTGTTTCCAATGAACTTTTCTTTGGTTCAATTCTTCTAAAAGTTCTTTTAATTTTTTTCCATTTCTTATATCTACTATAACTTGAAAAATTATTTGTTTATAAACACTTTCATTTTCATCTGAAATTTCGAAAATTTTATTTTCCAAAATTCTAATATTTGATTCAACACTAAGTGTCAATCCAAGCGCTTTTCGTGCATTTTCTCGTATTACTGTTGTTAATGACATGTTTTTTTAATATTTTTTTAATAAAAAAAATATTTTCAATTTCTTATTTCCTTCTAAATATAAAATAGTAAAAAGAGATGATGAATTGCTACACAATTTTTTTTATAATAGAAATTATTTTATTACTCTATCTACTTAAAATGATATATAAACCATGTGTTTTAAGAAGAATTGAAAATTTTGTTTTAAGAAAAGAACCCGGAACTAATGAAGTCGAGCCTAAACTTAAAGCTCTTTCAGATAAAGTTAGTCAAATGTTTTCTGAAGATATACAATATTCTGGAATTTTATCTAATATTAATAAAAAAAGACTATTAAACGAAATATCTCTATTTAAGGGAAATAAATCGTATACTATCAATAAAGAACAAATTTATATGTGTTTGAAAGATGAAAAAAATAATTATTATGATGATAATATGTTGACATATGTTTTACTACATGAAATTGCCCATAGTATTTGTGATGAGATTGGGCATACAAATAAATTTCATAAAATTTTTGATGCACTTTTAGCAAAAGCTGAAGAAATGAATATATACGATTCAAATCTACCTTTAATTAGAAATTATTGTAACTATAAAAATAATTAATAATAATAAAATATATTTATTTATTTTATCATTAAAGCTTTCTTGAAATATTACTACACTGCTTAAAAACTAAATCATCGCAGTATCTTTCCTTGTAATCTTCAACATTCTTTAAAAATGATACCACTGTTTCCTCGTATTTTTCATGGATTCTTCTGATATTCTCATTTTCAATGTAAATTTGTCTCTCAAAGAATTCAACTTGTTTTGTGTGATAATTTAAACAAGTTGGAATGTCTGTTTTGTAAAAGATTGATATATATTCAAGTAAATCATCGCATAGTAATTCCTTTATTTTTTTGTTTGAAGTTTCAAAAGATTGTTTTTGACTTTCAAATGAACAAGAATCATTGCATTCACACTTGATTTTTTTTCTTCTCGATTCTAAGTTCTTAATATTAGATGAAATTTGTTTTATCATAGAAAGATAAATCTCTTTATCCATATCTATGATTTGTTTTTTTCTAATTAAAGATGAATGAAAAAGAGATCTAGACATATTTGTTCTCTCTTTAGTTAAAAAAATATTTAAAAAAATCATTTTTTTTTAGGTTTATAAATATTTTCAGAAATTATGTAGTTGATGTCATAACCGCAACTTTTCACTAATGTTATATTATTTGACATAAATATTTTATTTATAATTAGAATAAATAAAATAAAAAAATTTTGAATATATTAATTTTTCAGAGTCCCATAGGCCCTGTTGGACCCACTTGAGTATACATTACTTGAGAAATAGATAAATAAGCAGATGGAATATCACATATTATATTTGTTGCGGAAGTAGGTGAAATTTTAATAGTTCCTGCTGCAGTAGTGTAATAGAATAATTTTATTTTATCTCCAGCAGAAACAGTTTTTGTTATTTGCCCATTGGCAGCTACCGGAAGTGTAGATGAATTGACGTAAAATGTTTTTGCTGAAAAATCGATATTGACATCATTTAACTTAAACCATACGCTAACTGTATTTGAACCACTTGATATTGATAGTTGTAATGCATAACTTATTACATAAGTTCCTGCAATAGGTATAACTATTTCTGTTCCTAAAGAAGATGCATTACTTCCTGTTAATGATAAACTATTAAATCCTATTTCTGTACCGGCGGTTACAGATGTAAGTGATGTCCAATTAATTCCATCAGATGATGTAAAACTAGTACTACCTGTTCCAAAAACATACCATAAATTATTAAGAAATTTAACTGAGTTTCCAGCAGTTACAATAGTAATTCCTAGACCAGTCCATTGAGTTCCATTAGACGAATAAGCAATAGAGTTTGTACCAGAACCCACAGCAACAAATTTATTTGTGCCATTCCATGCAACATCAACACCTCTAGTTGTAAATATTGTGGAGCCTAAACCAATCCATTGAGTTCCATTTAAAGAATATGCCAGTGTGTTTGACCCTTCTCCAGTACACACATACAATGAATTTCCATAAGTTGCCCCGCGAGCTATTCTAAATATAGTAAATCCCAAACCAGTCCATACTGTACCACCATTAGAAGAGTAAGCTAAGGTATGATTTGCATCAGAAACTGTATTACTTGCTAAACCGACTGGACCTTGAGATAATCCGCCTCCAGATGTAAACAGTGTTGTTCCGGAACCAATCCATACTGTTCCGTTAGTTGAATATGCAACAACGTCACCTGAACCTCCATTTTTTCCAACAGCTAACCATTTGGAATTTATTTTATCATAAACTATACCTATTGTTTTTGTAAATACGGGAGTGCCTAAACCAATCCATACTGTTCCGTTTGTAGAATATGCCAATGTATTAGTTCCTGAACCCCCAGCAACCCATAAATTTGAATAACTATTATAAAAAGCACATCTTCCTTCACTTGAAAATATAGTTTTTCCTAGACCAACCCATTGTGTACCATTTGTAGAATAAGCCATTGTGTTACTTGTACCTACTCCAAAAGAAAGCCATAGATTATTTGAATAAACAGCTCCACTACCCTGCGAAGAAAATATAGATGTTCCAAGTGCAACCCACTGAGTTCCATTGGATGAGTATGCTAATGTGTTTGTACCATCTCCGCATGCAACCCATAAATTACCTCCATAAGAAACAAACCAACAAGAAGATGTAAAAATAGTTGCACCTAAACCAACCCATTGGGTACCATTTGTGGAATAGGCTAATGTATTAGTTGATGCTCCTCCAGCAACCCATAAACCATTTCCATACCCTGCACAAAAACCATACGCATTAAATACATTTCCTAAACCTGTCCAGTTAATTCCATTATATGAATATGCTAAAGAATTACCCCCTCCCGAAGTTGCACCACATGCAATCCACATATCTCCTATATCAGTTCTTCCATAACCAATACCATATACGAATGATGAAAATGATGATTGACTAGATGGAAGCCAATTAATACAATCCGTCGTATACATAATAAAACTTGATGATGCATCATATTTTTCACCTATTGCAACTGTTATAGGATTACTATTACCTGTTCCTAATAAAAAATTACTATTTGCACAAATTCTATTTCCAATATTAAATATTGTATTTCCTAAACCTGTCCAAGTTCTACCGTTTGTTGAATAGGAAATTGTATTATTAATACAAGTACCTAATGCGACAAATTTACTTCCTGTCCAAACAATTCCATTTCCACTTGTTCCAAATATTGTAGTTCCTAATCCAACCCAAGTATTTCCATCGTATGAATATGCGATTGAATTTGTACCCTGTCCTCCGGAAACCCATGTTTTTTTACTTGTTCCTCCAAAACTCAAAGCTTTTCCTGATACTGAAAATATCGTTGCTCCTAAACTTGTCCATTGCGTTCCATTCAATGAATTAGCGATTGATGTTGTGGCATTATCAGCAACAGCGACAAATACTCCAACTGATTCATATTGAAGTATAGATATACCATTATTTTCAGATGTTATATTAAATTTAATTGGATTCTCACTTGATCCTGTGAAAGTTTGTGTTGAATTATCTACAAAGACTCCATAATTTCCTAATGATCCACCTGGACCTGTTGGACCTGTATATCCAGTATATCCTGTAGCACCTGTATTCGAAGCCGAACCGGGACTTCCAGTTGGTCCAGTTGGTCCAGTGTATCCAGTGTATCCAGTTGGTCCAGTTGGTCCTGTTGGTCCTGCTTGTCCGGTATATCCAGTGTATCCAGTGTATCCAGTTGGTCCAGTTGGTCCTGTTGTACCAGTTGGTCCTGTTGAACCTTTTAAAGCTACAATACCCCAACGTACAGCATCTAAACTTGGTGAACTGCCTGAATTACCAGGATTTACTCCCATCCAATAATAAGAGCCCCCATTGTCTATTGCAACATCAAAATTGTTATAAGTTGCACTAGGACTCCATTCACCTGTAAAGTTAGTGACTCCATTGTCTCCGGTTGGCCCAGTAGGCCCAGTGTACCCAGTATAACCAGTGTATCCAGTATAACCAGTGCCACCGCCACCACCTATTTGTTCTATTCTAATATCTACTTCACTCAATACACTTTCAACAAGTGTGTTCCTAACAGTGAAATTAGGTTCATTGTACAAAAGAGCATATTCAGGAGATGCTAAATTAGCATTTGTATTTGCTGAATGAAAAGAATTCACAGAACGTTGTCCTCTTTGTTGAGATCTAAGTATTTCATTTCGATTTCTAATTCGATTTTCCATTTTTTTATTATTAGTAATTTTATTTTTTTTTATTTTCTTATAATCATAAATTTATTATTCATGATTATAAAATATCGCTTATATATATATTATGTAATTGTAAATAGCTAAAATATATTTTTTTTACATTATTTCTATAATTTCATTTTTTCAACAAAATATAAATATTTGAAAGCTTGCAATTGTATCAAAACATCATTTACATCATCTCGTTTTTTCATCAAACCCACTTCACCCATTGTTTCGAAATCATCTCTCAAAGACATGACATAAAATCCTTCCTGAACACTCCATTTTTTTCTCTCCCTATCTCCTAATGTTTTATATTTCGTTTTTCCATTTTTTAATTTAGTTTCTGTTTGAGGTGCACCTAATACTAAAGTTTTATAATATGCTGGAAATTCAATAACTTTCAATTCTCTACTATAATTCATCATAAAATATGATTGACAACTTTGACCTAATTTCAAAGCCATGGTATTTATTTTTTTACCAAAAGCCATTTGTTTTTCAACTATTACATATGATATATTATCCCAAAATTCCTTATATTCATCCAATACATCAAACATATTATAACATATATCAGAATCAAAATATTTATCCTTATCAGTACCAACAGTCAAATCGACATTTTTTAACAATATTTTTTTACCATTCTTATAAATTTTTTCCATTAGAGAAGCAAATTCTTTTTTACATGTACCATTTGGAAAATATCTATCTTCTTTCTTTATATTTTCCAATGATTTTAAATTATCGATATTTATTTCTTCGATATAAAAAGAAAAATTACATTTTCCTATATCAAAAGATGCAATCCATATCATGTTATCTTCTTCTTCATCAGTCATTTATTATTTATATATAATTATTATCTTATTAAATCGCTATTTTTTAAACATGCTTTATAATTTAAAAAAATCTTTTGTATAATAAAAAAAGTAATATGGATAAGAACAAAAACGTCTTGAGTTGTTTGAAATTTATTACAAATATTAAAGTTAATGACAAAATAAACCTCAAATATTTATCTCTCCAAGAAGATGGATTTTTAACTCAGGTTTTGAGAATAATTAACCAAGATAATAGACAAAAAACGTTAGTGTTTATCGATGAAACTATTCATAAAGCATTCGAACTTATTAAATGCTATGAAAATTCAATAAAAATTTCTGAACGAATTATGTGTGAAAATTTAATAACTGACCTGAAACTTTCTAGAGAAGGTATACAAAATCTTAAAAAAACTTATAATACTGATTTGAAATTTGTCTGTGATCTTAATTGTCTAATTGAATTTATTGACGCTAAATTATTAGAATTAAGTCCAAACTTTCAATCTTTACGTTCACCTGATAAAAATTTATTATCACCTGCTATAAATACCAATGATATTCCACCACCACCTCTATCAATGCCAGCTTTAAATCTTCCTCCCCCCCGCGATTCCTCATAAATAAATTATATTTTTTTTATTTTTAAAGATTAGAACATCCATATAAAATAAAAAAAAAATGTATGCATTAGTTAACAAATATTTTAACGACTCTCTAGGTTTTTCAGAACACAAACAAACTGCGATTGATTTACTTTCAATAACTACTAAAATCTTAGATGAATTTGATATTGAATATTTTTTAATTTCTGGAACACTATTAGGTTATGTAAGACATAATGACTTTATACCATTTGATGATGATATTGATTTGATTGTAAATTCTGATATTAAAATTAAATTACCTGATATTATGAAAAAATATAATTCTCAAATTAGTATAATGTCAAAAGAAGGTATAATAAAATTTTGTTTCAAAGATAAAGTTTTTAATTTAAATAATTTTAAAATATGGTCAAGTTATATGATTAATAAAAGAGATTTATATTTCTGGCCATTTGTTGATTTATTTTTATTTGAATATACTGATGATAAAAAAAATATTAAATTTTTCGGAAAAGAATGGGATACCGAACATTTTTTTCCTATTAATAAACAAATTTTTAATGGTATAAAAAATATTTCTATACCTAAAAATCCAGACTATTTTTTACAAAGAAATTATGGAAAAGATTACATGACAATACTAAAATCTTCAAATTGGAATCATAAAAAAGAATGTCCTATTCTTCAACAATTTGATGTTTCAATAGAAAATTATAACAAATATAAAAAGAAAATATAAAAAATAAAAAAAATGTCTTTTGATGAAAATATTAGAAAAGGAGTTGATGCTAAATTACTTGTTTATGAAGAAAATGCAAAGATTATGTCAGATAAAAAGATTGTATTAAATGATATTATGAAATTTAATTTCTTTAAAAATAAAACTGACGATAATTCAAATTGTATTTTAATAAATATAGAAGAAGACTTACAAAGATATGAAAGATCTTTACAAGAATTTAAAAAAATTTCTTTAACAAACTTCTTTCATTTAAAGGCAACTTTTTGGAAAAAAAGAAATAATTTTATAAACGATATAAATGATATATTATCTTACTTGAAAAAATTTAATAATAAAATTGGAAATTTTCCAATTGAAATAAATGATTTTTCCGAACTAAATGATAATAACATTTTTATACAAGATGGACCTTTAGCTTGTTATTGTAGTCATGTAAGAGCATTGATTTATGGTTATGAGAACTTCAAAGATTATACAATAATAGTTGAAGATGATATTTCTATAACTAATACTGAAAATATTGAAAAATATTTACCTTTAATACCTAGTGATTGGGATGTTATTTGTTTTAATTCTGCTCCAAAAAATCACGACTATGGAACACAACCTTACTATAAATTCGTTGATGAATTTCATTCGGGACAATTTTATATCGTAAAAAATAGTTGTATGGAATTTTTATTCAAAAATTTATATCCTATTACAGATCAAGTCGACGTTTTAATATCAAATCTTTACAAACAAATAAATATTTACAATATTGTTGATACTGTTTATCAAAGAAATATTTCTACCAACACTCAAAATAATCTTCACGTTATTTTTAATTCTCCGCATTACCATATACTTAGAATGCATAACGAAATCGTTATAAATGTTTTGAAAGAATTTATAAATAATGAGTTACCTCAAAATGAAATCAACAACGAACGCATACTTTATAATTTAATATTCGATGTATTATATTCATTTATCAGTAAATCTAATAATTTTTCAGATAAAAATGATTTTTATAAAAGCAAAATTCAACATGACAACAATAAAGAAATCGAATCCAATTCAAATTTATCAAAATTATTGAATTCAATAAATATTATAATAAAATGTAGTAAAAAAGGTTTACATACAAATTTAGTTTCACTATCGCTAACTAATAATATAATTAATACTATTCGTAATTTCAAAAAATATCATAATTTTCGTGATTCAAAATATGACGAACTTATGAAAGCATATAATTATGGTTCAACTGCTCATGTTTATATTTTAGAAAAAAATCAGGTCATTTGTAAAATGTACAACGAAGAATCAAGATGGAATATAAAAGGTCATGATGAAATTGAAAATATTTTCACTAATGAATTGAAAATACTAAAGAAATACAATAATGATTATTTACTTTTTAACGATAGTGAAAAAAATATTATATATCTTCCTTATTTGGGTAACTCTTTATATAATTCATTTTTATTACCATCTGATTGGAAAACGCAAATTGAAAATATTTTTTCAGACTTAAATGAAAAACAAATTTATTACCCAGAATTTAATATAAAAAATATATTAAATAAAAATTCTAAATTACACTTTATTGATTTCGGACTAGCATCTATGGTTTCTCATACTGGTCATACTCATAATATAAACGGAAAAAATTGTGAAAATTTTATAAAATTACTTCAAAAATTACAAGATAGATTTACTCATTCGACAACATCATATAACCAACTACTTATATTATACAACACTTTCATAAACAATATTAAAATTCATAACTTTGTAGAATATTCAAATAATATCTTCTAAATCTGTAAGTTTTGTTATCTTGCGTAAATATTTGTATTCATCATCTCCACAAACCAATTCATATTTCATTTTCATTAAATCCAATACTGGTATAAATTCCCATGAAATTCTCATTTCTTTTTTCATATAATTCAAAAAAATAAATTTAAATAATTTGAAATTTATACAAACTGGTGTACAAATTTCTATAAATTCTTCCCTATTTACTTCTTTATATCCACTTTTATTTTTTTTTAAAAGCCCGTTCACTATTTTTAAATAATACTGCGCATAGAAATTTTCTTTGGTAATTAAATCTAATAAATTAGTTATATGTTTTTCTTTTATAAATGGTCTTGCCGCATCATGAATTATCAAATTAGAAATATTTTCTTTTTGTAAATTATTCTGTATAAAACATAAACCATTATATATTGATTCCATCCTACAATTTTCATCGTTTGTAGATAAATAAATCTGACAGTTATTGAGTGTGTGGTCTTTTTCTATTAAATATTTTATATCATCAAAACACAAACTATTCACTATAATCACAACAATATCAAGAGTTTGAGACAATATTTTTAAAGAATGTAAGAATAATGGTATCGAATTATAATTATACAACTGTTTCAAAGTCGATGAATTAAATCTACTACTAAACCCTCCCGATAGTAATATTGCTATATTTTTTTTTAATTTCGGATCCCTATTCATTTAGTATAATAATATTTTAATTTTATATTGTTTTTTTAGATTGTTCCAACTCCATTTTTAGATTTTTTATTTCAGTAATTAAAATATCTATATCATCTTGATATTTTTTTTTTAGTTCATACGTTATTTTTTCTATACACTTTGATTCATGATACAATCGCATTTGTTTCGAAGCAAATTCTTTTTCACAAAATTGACAAGTTCTTGATATGTCTATACTTGATGAAATATCGCTATCACTACTTTTAGTGCATTTCGCGGATGTTTTTTGATGAATATTAAGAGTTTGTTTATTTGTAAAACTAGAACAACATTTAGGGCACTTATAATTCTTTTTACCTTTTGACGATTCTTCATCTCTTTCTTCCAAATAATCAGATTTGTATTCTGAAGGAGTCAATCCATCTTCGATTAAACGTTGAGTTGATATATCAAAAACGATAGAAGAAGATGTTGATAAGTTGTTTTTTCCTAAATTTTTTTTCAGGTCCATTTTTTTATATTTTAGAAATATTTTTTTAAATATAAATTAATATAAAAAATTAAAATATAATAAAAAATATTAAATTTTTAATATTTTTTATTATCTTGTTATATAATAAAAATGGAAAGAGTTGAGACAAAAAATCAATACTCTAATGAAACTTTTAAAATTTGCGACAATGATTGTTGTTGCGATTTCTCTTATTGTGAAAAATGCCCAACCGGTCCCCAAGGAGTACAAGGATTGCGTGGTTTTCGAGGTGATATTGGTCCAAGAGGATATCAAGGAGACGTTGGAGAAAGAGGTGATATTGGTGAACAAGGACCAACAGGAATGCAAGGTGAACGCGGTTGTCCTGGATGGTCTTGTAAAACTGGTGCTACTGGGTACACAGGGTACACCGGGTTTACCGGATACACTGGTTACACTGGGTTTACAGGGTACACAGGTCCACAAGGTGACACTGGATGCACCGGTTATACAGGGTTCACAGGTCCACAAGGTGACACTGGATGTACCGGTTATACAGGGTATACAGGTCCACAAGGTGATATTGGATACACAGGTTTTACAGGGTACACAGGACCAAAAGGTGATACGGGTCCACAAGGTGATATTGGATACACAGGTTTTACAGGGTACACAGGTCCACAAGGTGTGACGGGTCCATCTGTTTTTACACCATATATATTTGTATATAGAAATACAACTCAATCTATTCCTCTTGGAAGTCCTATTATTTGGGAAAATATTGGACCAAATTTAGGATTTAATTTGATAACACCTGATACAATACAAGTGTTAAATTCTGGAGTTTATTGGGAATCAAAAACAGTTGATACATTAGAACCAAATTCGTTTGCTCTTTATGTAAATGGTGTTTTATATCCAGGAACATGGTTTGGCGCAAATAGCACCGCACAAGATATAGGACAAGCATTAGTTGTTCTTAATGAGGGAGATCTTATTCAAGTGATAAATCAAAGTTCTCAAGGAGGTACTGTAAATTTATCACCACTAGGAAGTGGTGCAAACCCATCTATCGGTCAAAAAGTAGCTGGTTTTTGTTTATTCAGAGTA